CTTCAACTGCAATGCTATTGTCGCTATCAAAGACAGACTAGAGCACGGTGATTTTATTTGCTTGATCGCAGGATACGCTTCAAAGCCAATTGCCGACGCGTTCCCCAACGAATTGAGCGTCGAGTTTGGCATTGGTTACGGTGGATCATTCGCGTACTACAAAGTCTTTGAGTCGTATGCGTGGATGCACTCATGCTACGGGTCTAAAGTCACAGATCCGCACGCGCTTGACGGGAAATTCTACGACACAGTAATTCCGAGTTACATCGACGTAGACGATTTTCCATTGCAAGAAACCCCTGACGACTACTATCTGTACATTGGCCGGTTAATCGAGCGCAAAGGCTATCAAATTGCAGTTGACGTTTGCAAGCATCTCGGAAAACGACTTGTTATCGCGGGGCAAGGGGTCCCGCCATCATACGGAGAATACGTCGGAGTTGTTGGCACAGAAGAGCGCGCAAAACTGATGGGCGGAGCGATTGCAGTGTTTACTCCTACGATCTACGTCGAGCCGTTTGGTACTGTTGCTGTAGAAGCTATGGCGTGCGGAGCACCAGTCATCTCGACCGACTGGGGAGCATTTACAGAAACTGTCATTGACGGAGTAACAGGCTTTCGCTGCCATACTTTTCGCGAGTTTATTGACGCAGCTGAAAACGCAACAAGCCTTGACAGAGCGCTCATTAGCAAGTACTCAAAAGATAGGTATGGTCTAGACACAGTTGGAAAAATGTACGAGAAATACTTCACAAGACTACAGTCATTGTGGGGAAGTGGCTGGTACGATCTTAATTACACAAACTAGGAGACAGTTATGCAGATAGACACACAACGAGTAATTGACGATCTTCTTGAGCAGAACAAGCAGATGACTCTTCAGCTTTCAGTAGCGCGCGCAATGATCGCACAACTTCAGGAAGAAATTGAAAACTCTAAGCAGAGCGAGCTTCCAGCTAAGAAGACGGCTTCTTAGACTTTAGCTTTTCTTCTTTGGCTTTCTTTGACGCATGATACGCGGTTACCGCGTTGGCGCTAGTTCTGCTCTTCCACTCAAAGTCGCATTCCGAACAGATTACAACTTTCATTGTTGTCCAGCGCGTACCGTCTGGATCGTCGCGCGTTTCTACAAAAAGCTTAGTTGGCCGTGCGCCGCAGTAAGGGCAGTTTGGGAAGCGCTGTCGGCGTATTTCTTGCCCAGTGTGAGAGACAGAAAGAGCTCTTCTAATCTCTGCCTCATCTCTTCCACCCCAGACTCCCCATATTTGCTTATTGTCTAGCGCCCACTGTAAGCATTCTTTTCTTACTGGGCAAGTAAAGCATAGATTCTTAGCGTCATATACTTCGCTTCTTACGCTTGAAAAGAAGAACGGCTTAAATCTTTTGTTCTTGGGATCTTTGCACGCGGCTTTTTCGTGCCAGTCAATGTCATTTAGTCTAAACATTGAAGCTGACCCAGGTTATTTCTAAAACCTCGTCAACTTCGTCACCTTCGCGCGTCTCTCCAAGTTCATCACAAACGAAGTAGTCAATATCTCCATCAACTACTCCAGCGTATCCGTGAAGTACCTGCGCTCTTTCTACGAGTTTAAACCCGTCGCCAAGCGATACAGCGGAACCGTCTCTCTGCAAAGCAGATGCCAGCGCTCTTTTCACGATCTCGTTTTCAAGATCAACGTGTGTCTCTGTGAAGAACACGGGAGAAGCGTCTATAGAATAAAGACCTTCCCCTGTCCATTCAGACCACAGGCACTCGCCGGTTCTAAGATCCCGCATGATGAGGAAATCTTATACTGTTTAGATGCTCTCAGTTGACTTCTAAGACACTTATTGCCAAGTATATAGTGCCCGGCTTTAAGTTCAGTGGAGCGGCTCCTGGTGCCTCTAATAGAGGCCTACGCGGCGACTACGTATCCGTCCTGGTGCGGCCACAGATACTCATAGGTTGGCGGCTGAAAGCCAGCGTCTTCTGCCCAGCCGAATTGCTTGTACCAGTCGTAGTTCTTACACAGTAGCGCTGTACGATGCGTTGAGCAAAGGTTCTCAAAGTACTCGAGATCTGTCATCCACGACGGCAGAGTAAGCTCGTTAGAAATACGATCTAGCTCGACTGCGCGGTCGTAGGTGCGGTACGTCTTCTCAAGAAGGCTGGACTTATAGCCACGGCTACGCCACTCAAAGTAGGTGGCAGAAATGTAGGAGACAAGCAATGTCTCGTGGCCTCTCCACATCTTGACTACTGGGTGGCTTGACCAGCCTTTTGGCTTGCGGTCGTTGCCGTCTGGGTCAAGTTCGCACATTGTAAGCAGACACTGCCAAGCCTCGAGCGTCTGCTTGTGAAGGCGCTTATTGTCGAGGTGCTGAGCCGTAAGCTCAAACGACTGCGTGTTTGTAAGAAATGATTGCATTGTCTACCGTCCTGTGTCTTTGCAGACATTATATCATCGGACTAAGCAAAAACTGCAACTGTCACTTATCAGCGTACCAATTTTTTCTGGCAAACTGCCTACTGAAACCCTTGTCTGTGTTTACTAGCCACTCTCTGTCGCCGATGAGGGCACCTTGAGGGCCGTTTGGCTGGCCATCAAGGGCAGCCGCAACCGCCTCCCCGATCCACGTCCCCGCCTGAGCAGAGACTGCCTTGCCCCACGTCGCACTAAGTGCTGAGTACCCTTTTGCATCTGCAAATTCCCAGTTGTCTGGGAGACCTTGGATTCTCGCGGCTTCTCTGTGTGTGATTAGTCTAGGCTGAGTGGGGTGAATGACAAGATCAAGCGCAGCGCCAGTCAGTACGTTGCACCATGACTTGCCATCCCATCTGCTCGGGACGGAGAAGCCCATGTACCAGTCGTTGTCGATGATCTTTTTCTCGAGTGACTGCCAATTCTGTGGGAATTTTCCACCGTTCTTGTCGACAGCCATTTTCAATGCTTCAGCAATTTCTGTTCTGGCTGGCCAACCGTCTGCTCCAAGAATGTCAAAGATCTCGTTAATTCGAGTAGTGCCAATCTGCTGCTTGTTCATGTGGCCATCAACGAGACCGTCTTTGTTTCTAAGACGCTCGACGAACTTAGATGGCTTTCCACTGTACTTCTGCTTGTCCCAAGTGAGATCGCAGTGCTCGAGGTCACCGATGACATCCATCATTGTTGGCATTTCTTCAGGCGCAGTCGCTTGCGCGCCGAATGGCATTCCCGATTCTACTGCTGTCCAGAAGTATCTCGGACGATAAGAAAATCCACCAACCTGTAGGTTGTTCATCTTGACGTGGTACAGGTCATATTTCTTACCAGAGAGTTCTTCTACCATGTCGCGGTATTTGACCATTACGTCGCGACCTTGCGTGTACGCCTGCTGTACGCATTCAAAGACAATCATGCGAGGCTTTACCTTCGCGGCGTAGCGCATGAACGCGCGAGTGTGCTCATGCGCTGCTGCGTCTGGGCCGCGGTTTGCTGGGCCAGACCAAGTCGACCACCCGGAGCATGGCGGGCACCCCATAACAACGTCAGCATCTTGCGTCGGCCATTCTTCTTCTACGTTCGAGAAAAATGACGCCCACTGATGACCGAGATGATGACGATTTAGCTCGGCGACTGGGTTACCAAAGTTAAGAGTCCCAGTTCTAAGAGTCATTTCCATCCCTGCGTTTACGAACCCGTAGCTCATAAAGCCGGCTAGCCCGTTGCAGTCGATAAAAGTTGGCTTACCCATTCGCATTAACCTACCTAGTCAGTATTGCAGATTTAGACCGTATCACGCGAGGCCGCAGTAGCGGATGCATTTTCGCCAACTTCGTAGCCGCATGCTGCGTACCCAGCGACGTCGACCCACGTGTCGGCTTGAAAACCAAATTGCTTGTTCGCGTACCTTGCCATCTTCACGCCGATCATCATCATTGCGACGTCTTCTTCAGTGATTTCTATGGGCAGAATAGCTGACCAAATCTTAGCTATTCTTTTGAAGTTGTCTTGAGGTGTCCCGTACTGCTCGTCTCTTTGACCGGAGATAATGTCAGCAGCTTCTTTTAGGCAACGCGCGCGGCCATCCTGGCGTTGAGCAGGCGTCTTCACTTGCTTACTCTGATAAACAGGGTGCCTACATACGTGTCGTAGTCAGTAGCGACGCCGTCTGTTTTAGCCTGTATGTTTATTTCTGACCCTTCAGGGAGTTCTGCATGCTCATTGGCAGAAAGCCTGCGCCACTCGGCACGAGCCGCTGACATGATGCTATCGATAGAGTCACCAAATACTTCAATCTTTGCGAGTATTCTCATAGTAGTGATACCAATTTTTCTAAGTTGTACGACGGGTGATGAGTAGCAGTTAATTCTGGCAGCGCGTTGTCAATTGATTTGACGATGACATCTCCGTCACAGATTTCAACCACTTCACATAGTCTGCCGTTGTGTATCGAGCCAGTCGAGCCAGAGTATGCATTGTTCTTAACACGAACAACGTCGCCTACTTTAATGTTTCCAGTGTGCACTTGTACCCACAATTCACTTATGGGGGCATTCGGCTGTATTACAGCTGCTGGTGTCGTAGTCATCCAGCGCCCTAAAACAAGTGGTGCACTTGACTCCCGCGTCGAGAACCTTGTAGCCGTTCTTTTGCCTGTCAGCATTCTTTTGCATTTTTGCAAGATATTCTTCATCAAGTTCTTCATCTGTTGCTCCAGCTGCGCAGAGTATATTTGCAACAAAGTGCAAGACATCTACGCACTCTTTGACGATCTCCTTGCGATCTGCGTACGGGTCGTCATGTTGCCACGGCTTCCACGAAATTGCCTTGCGCACTTCGGCGAGCTCATCATCAATTGCAAGCATGTTCCAACGGATGTACTCGATGAGAGCGTTGAGGCTATCTGCGTCTTCGCCGTGTAATAGCTCATAGTTGACATT